CCATGTTTGGGGTAGTGAGTCGTCGCGTGAGATCGAGCGTGGCAGGCAAACGCGAGGGAAAACAACAACGCTTACTTTTAGCTCTATCCTTCCAGAGCGCGTCTTAATGTCTTAATATAATAAATAAATATAAATATATATATATAATACATATACTTACACTCCACTGGTTACAAGACACGCGAACTTTTTTTTTGTCTTAATTGAGCCAATATTTGTCTTAATTGGTTGGTGGATTTGTCTTAATTGATTTTGCCCACTGGTTGCAATGGACAAAAGCAATTACCCCTGCAAGCAGGGGTAGATGTGGATTAAAAAGCGAGGGGATTATGCGGCTTTGCTCAGGCGCAGTTCAGTAAGGGCGTCAATTAACATAGACGCTTCTTCATCTGTAACATTGAAAGCCATTAGTTCAGACACCCATTTAGGAGTGTTGATCTTTTCCCGAACAATATCAGCGGCGCGTGGATTTACTTTCTCGGCACGATTGATTGCCGCTTCGAGTGCTTGCTGTGCAATTTGCATAGGAGTGCGGGTATCTTCCTTGGGTGACTTGCGCTGTGGAACGTGAGCGTCAACCAGACGGAAGTAAGCAATATCAGCCTTTGCACCTTCGATATGCTTGCGTTGGTTCTTAGGATTGAGCACGCCGCCAATGTCGAAATTGGTGCGGTCGATTTTGGTTACATTAAGCCCGTAGCGTTTCAGGAAACCTGCAAACTCGGCACGGTCTTTGACACGCAGGGCATTGTAGCAAGCCCTTGCAAAGTGAATGTTTCCTGCGTAAGCCTTTTTGACAGACATAACGCCGCCTTCGTGCATGAGTTCGGCATTGCCAAAAGAGGCGTCCATTAACTTAGAGACGAAAGCAGACTCGGATTTGTTAAGTTCGATAGACATGATGGTATTCTCCTAATGAAGATTTATGGACATGGCGAAATTGCCATGCTGATAAACCCTGAAAAGGGCGCACGGGGAACCAGCCCGTGCTCAGTCGCACCTAGACTATGGGCGTAGGCATACGATACCAACGCTTTATCAGGTAAGACCGGCTCATAACCGTTAATAATTGGCGTGCGGGATTCTCAACCCGAGACGCAACTATCCAGTGACGGCTTTGCTTACACACAAACTAATTGTTAAAGAACACGCTAATCTATCCGATGGTAGGCTTCGCAGGGCGCAATGGTGCACGGAGATATGCCTAGCATATAAAGGGACAGATTGTTAAAGAGCGATTGCCTCAGTGGGACTTACGCTAGATGTCTGTCGTGAACAGGGGGGGTAGAGGGGACGAGGGGGGCACCCCCGCCCCGACCTAGCTTAAGTAGTCCATACATCACACCCCCCATTTTTACCTATATTAGAAAACCCTAATATACCTTTTGATCTTGACAAAACCTGCTAACACGTCAACACTTGCACCCATGAACGCCCAAGTAGACAAAGTTCTCGACCCTAACAAACCGGTACTATCGCGCGGTAATCTTCAGATGATTGAGGAAGACCCGTCGAAGATGGAGACGCTTGCCCGTCTGATGGGTGCCGTGAATCTGGATAACCTGTTTCGCCACATGCAGCGACCAGACGTAAACCCGGCTACAAAAATCGAGTTCCAGAAAATGCTCAACAAGATGGGGCGTCTGGAACCTGACACAAAATCCGATTCCGGTGGTGGCCCACAGGTGGTTATTAACATCACACGGGCAAAGAATCGGGATGAGACACTTACTATCGAAGGAGCTACAGGTGAAATACTATCTGATTAACAAGTTAACAGGACGCAAGATGGGTTGGACTAAAACCTATGCGTTCGCCAAGAAGGTCTGCGCAGCTAACGAGAAAATCGTAAAAGGCTGACATGGCACATGAGATTAACTTCGAGGTAATTGAAAGCCTCGACGAGTTCTACTATTCCGACAAGTTCATATCGCTGGCGGTCGGCCCGATTGGTTCGACAAAAACCACGGCTGGCATTATGAAGATTCTCTACCACGCGGCACAGATGGCACCCGACAAGAACGGCGTCAGAAAAAGCCGCTGTGTGTGGGTACGTAACACCCGCGAGCAGTTACGCGATACGTCTATTCCAGATTTTGTAAAGTGGATACCTGATGGTGTCATGGGGTACTTCCTGAAGACGGAGTACAAGTTTGTCATTAACGTGGGGGATATTGAGTGTGAAGTACTGTTTCGTGGCCTTGATGACTCTAACGACGTACGTCGCCTTCTTTCCCTACAAGCGTCATTTATCGTATTTGACGAGTTCCGCGAAATCCACCCCGACATCTACAACGCAGCGCAGGGACGTGTAGGCCGTTATCCTGACAAGATGATAAACGGTGTGGGTTGTAAGACAGATGACGGACGGCCGAACGCGCACGTATGGGGAATGACCAACCCGCCGGATCAGGACACTTTCTGGGAAGAATTGTTAACAGACCCACCGGAGAACGTGCATGTCACGATACAGCCCAGCGGACTCGACCCAGCCGCCGATTGGACACAGTTTCTGCCAGATGATTACTACGACAACCTCGCACAAGGTAAAACTGCGGACTGGATTGACGTGTATATACATGCAAAATTCGGTAAGTCACTTAGCGGTCAACCAGTTTTTAGAGCGTTTGACAGACAAAATCACGTCGCCAAAAAGCCCATAAAGCCGATGGCGTCTAGTAGCCCGATACTAATCGGGGTGGATGCGGGGCTGACACCCGCTGCGGTAATAGGAGAGGTGGCTTATGACGGACGCGTTATCGTATACGATTCAATTATCTCCGAGGACACGGGCGCACTTAGATTCGTTAGGGAAAGGCTCAAGCCACTCCTCGCTAACAAGTTCCCCGGCAGGACATATATCGTCATTATCGACCCAGCAGCGTTTCAGAGAGTACAGACGGATGAGAGATCGGTTGCGGACATATACAAAGCTGAAGGATTTACTGTCAAACCGGCCAGAACCAACTCAATCGCAGCCAGACTCGCGGCGGTGGAGACTTACCTTACTAGAGTGGTCGACGGTAAGTACGGTCTTGTTATCGACCCTGACGACGGGGTATCTCTTATACATGCTCTGGCTGGTAAGTACCGGTACAAGATAAATACCAAGGGTGTAAAAGATGAAAAGCCTGAGAAATCACATCCTTGGTCAGATATTGCTGACGCTTTTCAGTATCTGTGCCTTCACGCTGACGGCGGGGAAGTGTTCGGGAAATCGCTGGAGTCGTCGTCAAGACGCGAAATTAAACCAGTAAGTGCGGTTGGCTGGACATAACTTGTTGACATGTTAGCAGAATCTGCTACTGTGAGAGTAATATTTTTAGCTAAAAGATACTACTATGCCTCTCGGCCCCGCTCTCATCCCAGTAGCCAGAGCCTCAGACCTTGAGGCCGAAGCGAAACGCCGTTCGGACGAACAAAATCAATCGACTGTAATTCAGGGGTTGGCTGCACACGTACGCCACCGTTGGACAATCATGCGCGATTTCAAGCGCGAGACAATCGAAGACAGACTCCAGAAGTGCGTTCGTGCGAGGAACATGGAATATGAACCTGAGAAACTACGAGAGATTAAAGCGCAGGGCGGTTCAGAAATTTTCATGGGGATTGTGTCAACCAAATGCCGGACTGCAACCGCATGGCTGCGAGATACTTTGCTGGGTACTGGAACCGATAAACCTTGGAGTCTTGCTCCTACTCCTGTTCCTGACGTTCCTCCTCATATAGTTGCCCAGTTAGAGCAGATCATGCAGCAGAACCTGATGATGTATTATCAGCAGGGGAACGCTCCGCTTGACCCGATTACGCTCCAGAAACTTGCCTCTGACATGAAAGACACTGCCAAGCGGCAGATGAAAGACGAGGCTGAGAAGCGGGTTGACCGAATGGAACAGAAGATGGAAGACCAGCTCGTAGAGGGCGGTTTCTCCAAGGCTATGCACGAATTTACTGACGACATAGCGACGTTCCCGTTTGCTGTGTTGAAAGGCCCAGTACCGCGCAAGCGCAAGACACCGGCTTATACAGAGCAGGGCGGGCTTGAGATTGTCGAGAAAGTCCGCGACGAATGGGAGCGTGTTGACCCGTTCAAGTTCTACTGGGCACCGTGGGGCAACGACATTGACAACATGCCTTGTATTGAGCTGCACGATCTTACTAGGGACGATTTACAGGCAATGCTTGGTGTAGAGGGATATTCCGATGACGCGATTAGAACAGTTCTTGCTGATTTTGGCACTGGCGGCAACTCTTGGCTTGACGCAGATGATATTCACGACTTCGACGACGGTAAAGACTACGACGATGCGCACGCCGACATTGTAACGGCTATCCAGTTATGGGACTCCATTCCCGGTAAGATGTTAATAGAGTGGGGCATGGATGAGGCTGAAATACAAGATACCGCGCTTTCCTACCCGTGCGAAGTGTGGGTTGTACAGAATACAGTTATCAAGGCAGTACTAAACTATGACCCCATTGGCAGAAAGCCCTACTACGTTACTTCTTTTGAAAAAATACCCGGTCGGCTTGACGGTAATGGTGTGGCTGACTTGGCGATGGATGCACAGAATATGTGTAACGCTGCTGCCCGCGCCCTTGCTAATAATATGGGTATCAGTTCAGGCCCGCAGGTCGGCGTCAACATATCGCGTCTACCGGCTGGGGAAGATATTACGCAGATGCACCCGTGGAAGATTTGGCAGTTCCAGCAGTCCGACTACGGAGATTCGAGCCAGCCGCTCACGTTTTTCCAACCTAATTCAAACGCTCAGGAGCTGATGGCGGTCTTTGACCGGTTCCTGAATATTGCTGACGAAGTAACAGGTATCCCGCGATATATGTCGGGTGAGCATGTGCCCGGAGCTGGTCGTACATCTTCCGGCCTGTCCATGCTGATTTCAAACGCTGGCAAGTCCATCAAACAAGTTATCAACAACATTGACCATGACGTGATTACACCGATGTTGGAGCGTCAGTACCAACGTAATTTAAGGTATTCAGATGATCCAGACCTTATCGGTGACGTGCAGATCGAAGCTAAGGGCGCTATGTCACTCGTCGTCAAAGAGGCAGAGGCAGTGCGTAAAACTGAGTTTCTACGCCTTGTACTGGAAAGTCCTGTTGCGCAACAAATTGTTGGCCTGCCGGGAACTGCCGAGCTTATGCGTGATCTGGCTAGCAATCTCAATACTAATGTTGACCGTCTGGTTCCTACGCGAGAGCAGATAGAGCAGCAGGTAGCCCAGCAGCAGGCGATGCAGATGGCGATGATGCAGGCACAGATGCAACCGGAGCAAGAGAATGTGGAATTTCAGCGTGACCAGAGTGGTGCGATCACCGGTGCTACTAAAACCAAGCCGAAAAGTATCCAAGCTGACGGCTCAGCTCAAGGTGGACGAGAATCTAATTACGTTAGCTCAAGGCCAAACGGGAAATGATAAAGACTTGCATACCAGCACAAGCAAAAGCGGACTTCTTAGCAGGAGTACATCAGCTCGATGACCAGTATCGAATTGTTCTATATGGCTCAAGCGCTGATCTGGATGATTGTTGTGTGGGCTATATTCCGCAAGGAGAAGTAAGCGGCAAAGGCTACCGTCAAGGCGGTATGCCCCTGAAAAATCCAAAAGTCTGGGTAGACAGGGGCGCGGGTTGCTTGACGTTTGACTCTGTGACGCTGCCTAACAGCACGATTACCGCTCGCGGGTACATGATTATTAACGCCTCTAAAGGCAACAAGGCTATTTGTATCGTCGATTGGGGCGCTGAATACACCAGCACAGAAGGCCCGTTTAACATTCGTATAGCATCAGACCAAGTGGTATTTGACTAATGGCAATCCAGATTACAGGCAAAAAGGTCAAAAAAAGCCCTGAGCTTGACCGTATTTTTGTTCACAAGATCGAAATAACACAGGCTCGCGTCCGTGATGATGCACCTGATCCCGTCTACAAGGTAGATATTCAGTACCAGACCTACGGTGTAGACGACGATGGACTACGTGTTTACGACAGCTCAATGGAGTCTATTACGATAGACGACTTCCTGCCTAAAGCCATAGCTAAAGGTCAGAGCGGTAAAACGGCTGGCGTAACAGCGCTGAGTGCGCTTGAAGATGCGATTGCAGAGATTCTTGTAGACTATGCTGATATAGATACTGCAACAAATATCTAAACTATGGATAAGGCAGCTAAAATTCTAGCAGAAGCCGAAGCACTGAAAGCCAAGGCAACGGTTCTTATGACAGAAGCTGCTACGAGAGAAGCGCATTTGGACTTGCGAGAGCAGAACGTGCGTAACCGAGAGAAAGCCGTAGCCAAGCGTGAGGCCATGCTTCAGGGTAAATAATGGTTGCTCTGACAAGAACAAACAGCGGAACTATATCTCTTGCCGAGTCTACAACTGGCTGGAACGGCGATACATTTTCGCTTGAGCCTGATATTAAGACACAGGGCAGTAACTCTGTCGCTTGTGCGCAGACTAATAACGGTACGAACGACCTTTGGGTGGCTGGTTCTTGGAATTTTAACGGTTCACAGCATATCAGGTTGCAGTGGAACTGTACTTATACAGGTTATTTCTCTACTTCAAACCCTGTTCAGGTCTATCTATCTGACGGGTCAAATACCGATTATTTTAACTACTTTACGACAAATACAGAGTACGCCGGTGGCTGGGCGGACTTGATTGTTGCAGTAAACAGCACCAATTTCCCAACGGTTACGCTGTCCTCTATTACCCAAGTAGGCGTACGCGTCAACACCAGCGCCAAGCCAAGAAACGTACCTGCAAACGTATGGTGTGATAACTGGCGATATGCCGACGGGCTTGAGATTTATTCTTCGGCATCCGAGGCTGTTTCGCTACTTGATGCCGCAACAAACGATGCGACTAACGAGTATTTCATCCTGAAATACGTTGACGGTGTGTTGTTTGCCCCATGCGAGATTATTCTAGGTAGCTCA